CCAGTGACATGGCCAAGATGAATCAGAAATACGTTTGTTTATGGAACAAGGAGCAGATCAATGACTGGATACAACAGTTCGCATGAGTTGTTTGACGCAGGGTATGCCGTGCCTTTGTATGACATCCATGAAAACAAAACGCGCTGGCGTTTTCGGGCTGAGTCATGGACAACGGACGGCCCGCCTTTGCTGTGCGATGTAGTAACCCTGCGCGGCGCACAACTTAACGTAAAAAAAGGGTGGCTGCGTGAAACTGCGTGATTATCAAGAGACGGCTGCTGACTTCTTGTACGAGCACGACCGCGCCATGATCTTGGCTCCGGTGGGTGCTGGCAAGACAGCCATCACGCTGACGGCCATGTGGGAGATGCTGCGCGACGATCACGTCAAGCGCTTCCTCGTGCTGGCGCCCAAGCGTGTGTGCACCGACGTGTGGCCAGTCGAGCAGCCTAAGTGGGCACCGATGGCCTCGCTGGCGGTGGCCGTGGGCACGCCAGCGCAGCGTAAAGCGGCCCTGTACAGCGGCGCTCAGATCATCGTCAGCAACTACGACAACATCCAGTGGCTCGCCGAGCAGAACCTGGCGCACATTGACGCCATCGTGTTTGACGAGCTGACCAAGCTCAAGAACCCGTCCGGCACCAGGTTCAAGGCGCTGAACAAAGTCATCGGCGATGTCGGCATCCGTTGGGGCTTGACCGGCTCGTTCACCAGCAACGGCTTGGAAGACGTGTTCGGTCAGTGCAAGATCGTGGACCAGTCGCTGCTGGGCCGCGCCAAAGGCGCGTTCATGCAGCAGTACTTCGTGCTGATCAACAAAGACTTCGGCGAGTGGGAGCCACGTAAAGGCTCACTGGAGCTGGTCATGCAGCGCATCAAGCCCGCCACGTTCGTGCTGGAGCCTGGCGAGTACAAGGACAAGCTGCCGCCGCTGCACACGGTCGAGGTGGCCTGCAAGATGGACATGACGGGCTACAACAAGATGAAGAAAGACTTCGTGCTGGACGACGTGGTGGCGGTCAACGCTGCTGTCGTCACGCAGAAGTTGCAGCAGATGTCGTCTGGTTTCATCTACTCCGACAACGGCCCGATCTGGCTGTCGCCCCACAAGTTTGACCGCCTTGAAGAACTGCTTGATGAGAATCAACATGCCAACACCCTGCTTGTTTACCAGTACCAAGAAGAACTGGCCGAGATTAAGCGACGGTTTAAATGGGTTGTCACACTCGATGATGACGACGCCATCGAACGCTGGAACCGAGGCGAGGTCAGGCTGCTGGCCGTCCACCCCAAGTCAGCAGGCCACGGCCTCAACCTCCAACACGGAGGCTGTTACGTGGTGTTTCTGTCACTGCCGTGGAGTTTGGAGTTATACGAACAGACCCTTGGTCGTCTGCATCGATCAGGCCAAAAGAACCCTGTGTGGTGCTACGTCATGCTGACCGACGGCACTGTCGATCACAAAATCTGGCTATCGCTGCATGACAAACTATCCCTTTCTCAAATCGCCTTGGAGGCACTCAAATGAAACGAATCGACCAATGGAAAGCCAAACTGCGAGCGGCCAAGTCTGAGCTGCGGCACAAGACGCGCCAGCTCAACGCAGCGCAGCGATCGCACGACCGCACGACCAAACTGATTGGCCAACTGGAAGGAAAAATAAATGTACACATGGCGAAGTCTTAATGATGTGCTGGCCTCGCTGCCAGAGACCGACGTGAAAGCGCTGCTGGACGCTGAGATGAAGGGCGCTCGCCGCGTCAAGGTGATCGAGCGCCTGCACCAGCGTTACAACACGCTGCGTGTGGCCAGAGAGAGGGCCGAGCTGCTGGCGCTGGCCACAAAATCATGAACAGGTTTGAGGCGTGGGAAGCGCACAACCTGGCCAAGTTTGCCCAAGACGCCGCCAAGCGGTTGTCTGAGCAAGACGAGCTGATCGAGAGTCTGCAAGAGGACTTGAAGACAGCCCTCCGTGCCTACCGGCACTTAGTAATCGAAAGAGCAAATAATGATCCGTCAAACCATCAATTGGGTGAAAAACGCCTATGCCACACCAAGCCCCGAGGCGTTGGCATACCGTGAGCTAGAGGACAGCAAGCGCAGGCTGCTTGAGGCCCAGACAGGGCGCGAATACGCCGACAGCATGTGCAAGTACCGCGAGGCGCAGATCAAGCGCCTGACGGCCTATTTGCACAAAGCCACTGAGGAGCAGTCATGACCGAATGCAAACACCGCTGGGAGCCCGTCGAGGGCCAACCGATTTACAAATGCGCCCGTTGTGGCGTTTTTCTGAGGATTATCAAATGACTGACAAAGAAGCATTGATTACACGGCTTCAAGAAGAAGCGACTCACGCCTTGCACCACAAAACAATTGCGCTGCTTCTTGAAGCTGCACACGCTCTTGCAGCACCTGTGCCATGTTGCGGCAAATACGAAACTTGCACTCAGGCTTGCACACCTCGCGGGAAATTTCTTGGGGCGCGTGAAGCCGCAGCACAGCGCCCGTGGTTAGACCTGACAGATGAGCAGATTAAAGCGATAGACGAAATGGCGCTGACAAAAAATATGGCAATCGTAATGACGATGGCAGCACTCAAGGAGGTAAACACATGAGCTACATCGTCGCATCCCTGCCACCTTTAAAGTGCTTCGTGCGCCGCGAGTTCTTGTACAACCACACCAAGGGCTTTGGCGAGTTGGAGCCAGCCATCTGGATTAGCATCAAGGCGCTGCGGGGTCAAGTGTTCCGCATCGAGTCGCTGCTGCCCGCATACGGCGCTCTGTACGACAAGCTGCCCTTACACGCTTATGTGTGGCGTGAGGACCATGATGGTGACCTGCCCATCGACACCCTGCAACTGTGGGACTGCATGGGCTACCGCTTCACGGTGTGCGAGAAGATTGGCCTGCGCAACCTCGGGGTTAAGTTCTTGGGCAAAGATAAGCAGTGGCACCACGGGCGCTATCTGTTCACGGTGGACTTTTGCGCTGACGGCATGGACGCTGACACGGGCTTTACGGAGCAGGCCGAGGAGCACAAGTCGTTTAATTTCATTCGACTGGAGAACGGCCAGTTTGCTACGCAGCCGAACAACAGGTGTTTGTGGTACGACCAGAGCCTGATCCCCGCCGAGGTCAAGTTCCCCGACTTCCAGGCTGCCAAGACTTTCTACACCGTGGACGGATCGCGCAAGTGGTCTGCTGGCGATGACTGGTTCTACGACATTCAGGAACGGCTATGAGCATGACTTGCCCGCACTGCGGGTCGTGGACAACAGTTAAAGAGACACGCACCCGCAAGATAGACAACTTGGTGACACGCAGATACGAGTGTGCAAACCTGCACCGATTTTCAACAGAAGAAAGGATCAAAGATGACGAACTGCTGCGACGATTACGGGAACTGCAATCAGGGGCGCAACTGCCCAGTGCGTGTGGCGAGAATTGGGCAGCGTATGAAATCCGCTGACCCACTGCCGCCAAGCGTGTGGCGTGACCAACTCAGGCACTTGGCCGAGTGGATGCTGTTGGGCATTGTCGGCGTGGTGTGGCTAACCTCCTTGGCGGCTTGCGTGTACTTTTACGCAAACTGACGGGTGCCAGCCTTGTCGATGATCAGCGCCTGCTTGCGGGGGCTGGTGTCCACGCTGTTGGGGATGCTGATGTGTGTCCAGCGGTCGAACTCGCGGATCACCTGATCGTAGCTGATACCACTGGCGATGATCTTGCGCACCACCTCGTCTGGGGTCATACCGGGCACACGGATGTCAGCAGCGCACCCAATGCGGTGCTGGCTGGTGTCCCTGCTGCCCACCGAGTCGTTGACCTTCTTGGACCGGAAGGCCGAATTGATCATAACCGGCTTGCCGCCCAGCACCACTTTGACTTGCTCCAGAAAGTCAGCCAGTCGCTTGAGGTTCTCAAGTTCTGCATCGTTGGGGCTGTTGTCCCAGCCGTTGCGCTCGGCTGACTCGGAGGCCGTCAACTCGTCAAGGGTGAAGTTGGGTGTTAAATTCATTTTGCTGTTCTTGAGAGAATGTCAGTCTTGGCCTGGGAGCCAGCAGACGATCCGAAGTAATAAGCGATGATGCCCGTCCAGGCCGTGCCCAAGCTGCCCAGCATCATGGTGAGCGCCGTGTTGTCAGCCACGGACATTTGACCGAACATCATGCCGCCAAGGATGGCGAAGAATCCGAAGGTTACCGAAGCAGCCAGCAGGGGAGGAACCCACGAACGGGTCACCGCCTGCATCTCACGGGCGCTCTTGCGGTCATCGACGGCCAGTTTTTCAAAGTTCAGACCAAGTTCTTGGGCTTGTTTCTGAAGTTCGATCTCTGCAATCTTGACCTGGGCGATCTGCTCGGCTGACAGCTTGTTGTTGGAGATCATGTCGCCCACTTTGTCGGGGTCCACACCGATGGCCTTGGAGATGGCCGAGACAGCCATGCCCGCCAGTGGGCCACCCATTGCCGTGGCGATGGTCGGTGCGATTTGTTTGAGCCAGTCCATGCTTACCCCTTCGATGTGGTGATCTGATCGTCGCCTTTGGTGACTGTGACCTTCTCGCCTTCAACAGTGACCTTCATCGGCTGCTCTTTACGGTCTAATTTGTCCAGCTTGTCGATCAACTGCTTCATGACCTCAAACTCGGGTTTCTCTTGCTTGGCGTTGGCCCCGGCGATGCCGTTGAGCATGGAGATCAGGGCCGTGAGCGATGCGCCCAGCAGGCCCATGACAGCAGCGATCTTGTCCTTGTCGAGCACGAGGCTGGAGGCCACGCCAATGGTGACGATGAGGGTGATGTAGAACAACCCGTGCTTGCCAATTGCGCGGCCCGCCACGTCCTTGGCTGGAGAACTGGCCTCCAGCTTGTTCAACTCGACTCTGGCTTGCGCCTTGATCAGTTCAATCTGGTGCATCTGATCGTTCATCTCAGTGCCCCTTGATCCAACTTAGGGCAAACCCTACCCCGCTGGAAATGATCGAAACAAAAGCCATTCCAGCCCAGAACCCACCGCGCCCCTGGTTGGCAAGCGCCACCAGCTTCTCGACATGACCTTCCATCTTGTCGATCTTGGCGCTCATCTCGTCAAACCGGCGCTCGTAGTTCTGGACACGCTCCCAGAGCACTCCATACTTCACTGGGTCGATCTCATTGGCCATAACTGCATCCATGATGAAAGGTTCCGTATTTTAACTAATTTGTATTAACGTGCAAGGGCGTTTTGGTTTTCCGACTCGCCAGCTAGAGCGTTGGTGGGTACAGCGGGAATTGCAGCGGCACGAGTAACAGCAGCGCCCTTGGTGCTCCACGTCGATGGATCACTCATTGCCTTCATCAAACTGCTTCGTTCTTTTGCGGGCAGTGTTGCCAACAACTCGTCAAACGTGTTTGCAGAGAGCGATGACTCGGCCAGCTTTGCAATGGTCTGTTTGCCAACTTTTGCGCCAATTTTTTCCAGCACGCGGTTTGCGACCGTAATCAAACTATTCAATGGGTTTGGAATGCGGTGGTTGACAAGTTCTTCTTTGATCAAATCTGACGCCCGTTGCTGACCAGCGGTAATTTGCTTACCAATCGCTGCTTCGGTTTCCAGTTGTTTGGCTACCTCACGCACTTTTGCAATTTGGTCTGGCGTCAGCACTTCGCTTAGTGATTCAAACCGAGCACCGCCACGGCCTCCGGCGCGTTTAAGCATGGCTTCCTCGCCGCGCCCCAAGATGTTTAGGAAAGGCGTAATGCGCTCGCCGCCACCTGGTTTTTCCAGCACGGACACCATTTCGCGCAACACTTGCGCTTGGTTGACGGGCGCGGACAAATCTGAAAATGTGCGGCGCGCTTGGCCATACTCTGGGACTTTGGTCTCAAAGACATTGACAAAATCGTCTAACAGCCCTCGGGCTGCCATTTGCGTGTCGCGCCCAATGCCCGTAGTGGCGGTCGGGCCGTAGGCAATGTCAGCCAGCGACCGTTTAATGTAGTGCAGCGACTCACCAGTAATTTTAGCGGATTCGCCGGGGATCTCTCGCATGAGGGGGTTGCCCGCCGCGTCAAGCACGCCCGTGGGTTCCATTCTTGGCGCAGATGCTTTGCCCATAATGAAAGGACGGCCTTCCATTTTGGCCAGCTTCGCTGCTGAATCAAGCGTGCCTGATGGCATACGCGAAATCACACCCACGAGATCAGCGTCGATCGGCACAACTGCTTTGTCCGCAGCGTTGTACAAAGGCTGCGACATGATGCGGCGCGTGTTAATCGCCTCTGCCAAATCTGGCGTAATCGCGTTCAGCGTAGATTTACGCGCAGCCTCTTGAGCCACCTCAATCGACATCCGAGTGTCTGCGGTTGGTCTTGCGCCTTTGGGTTGCGCGCCCTTGATTGCGCGCTCCATAGTGGCCTGTGCAGACGGCGCGACAAGGCCAGACCGAGCGAGCGCCTGCTGCGCCGTCAAATCCAACCCTTCAGACTGCGCGCTTTGCAAAGCTGTTCTTGCTGCAGCCACTTGTTCTGGTGTGCCCAACGAATCACGTGCAATCTTGGCCGCAAGCTGATTGGGCATTTGGCGCATATCGGCGATTTTTGACGCACCTGCTTGCACAAGCCGGTTTACCACAGGTGCTGCAAGAGGCACAGCGCCCCCAATTATGGCACCTGTTGCAGCCTCATCGGGGTTGATGATTGCTGAAGTTGCGCCACCCAAAGTTGCGCCGCCTGCTACACGAGTAGCAAGATTGCCTTTAGAAAAACCACCGGTGCGAATGGCTTGCGCCAATGGCGCTGCTGCTGGAATTGCCCTTAATGGTGCGGAAATCGCCATGCCCACAGGACCAGTGCCTAACACCTCGCCGCCCAATTCGCCTGCGCCTGTGAAAACCGGAAACTCTTGCTTAAACGGCGCGACAGTGGCTTGCGACTGAGCAAGCCGTCGAGCAGCATCTTCTTGCAAGAACGCACCCGTGTCTGTTGCACCAACAGCCGACAGACCCTTACCCAACAGTCGCTGACCACCCAGCATGACGTTGCCACCGCCGCTGATAACGCCCTGAGACACTGCTTCGATGGGTGCACCAATAGTTCCAAAAAAACCGCGCTCTTTGCGCTGTGCTGGTACTTCGCTTGGTGCAGCAGGTTTCAATCCAACTCGTGCGTCAAAGTCTGCACGGGGTATGTCTGCATAAAATTTCTTATGCAGTGCGTCAGCTAACGCCGCATCCGACATATCGGAGTATTGCGGGTACTTGGTGCGGATCTCAGCAATTGTTGCCATTATCGAATCCCCAAAGGATCTGGTGCGCCAGCAGCAGGCGCAGCGCCTTCCGCAGCCATGTCGCCAGTTGCAAACTGACCCTTGCGCTGAACCATCAAGCGCCGCACAGTCTTACCGGCTTCTTTTCTAATCTTTGTCGGCAGTGTGGGATCAGCCAGTTGACCAGCAGCTTCTTTATACGATGCCGTGTCTTTGTCCGATTGCGGTCCTTCAAATCGAGGGATCATTTTTAAAGCCAGATCGGAAACAGGTGCAATCTTTCCAATCGCAATGTCACCCGGTGTTGCTTGTCCAACAAAACGTGCGCCAAGGTCAACCAATCGACCTGCACCGCTACCAGTAGACTGGTCAATTAATCCGCCATCTTTTGTAATGTCAGCCAGTTCTTTAATTGCAAAATCAAGGTCTTTACTCATTTGTGCCCGTTGTGCGGTGGCTTTTTCAGCAAACGCCGAGGGTTTACCCTTGACTTGCACACCACCCATAGTAACGGGTGTGACCGCACCGGTGTCCATGTTTACAAGCCCAATGCTGCCATCGCTAAGAGTTGTTTGTTGTGTTCGCGGTGCTCGGTCAGCACGAGGTGCTGGTGGGGGCCGCTTTGCAGCTTCACGGGCGATTACAAAGTCTTGGAACGAGCCAGCAAAACCACCGCCTTCTGGCGAACGGGCAAAGTTAAATTCAGAAACCATTGCAGGTTGCGCAGCAGGTGCGGGTGCAGCTTGAGGCTTGCGAATAAACTCGCGCTTGGCCGGGTCGTACACGTCACCAGTAGGCGTTACCTTAGGCTGCTGCGACTTCATCCACTCAGCCATACCCATTGTTTCTTTTTGCAGATAGGTTTGAAACTCAGCAGGATCGTTGGGCACTTCAGCCAACGCTTGTTCTAACGGGGCAAATTGAGAAACAACAGGGCCAAGGTCAGGGTCGGCATATTGCATCTTAACCAGTTCACGAACGGCGTTAGGGTCACGGGCACGAAGCAGGCGCTCACGAAACATGCCGGTTTTCTGAGCAGCAGTCTGCGTTTTTACTTCGCGTTCTTGTTGACCAATTGCGCCACGAACTTGTTGCATTCGCAACGCATTCATCTCGCGGTCTTGCGCCATCTTTTGCTGTGCCATTGCGTTGGCACGTTGTTCCTCTTGGCCCTGCTCAAAGCCTTGCATAAAGCCACGAGGACCAGGACGCGCCAAAGCGTTAAAGTTCAGTTCAGCCATATTTATTCCCAAGACTGTGAGCCAAAAGCATAAGCATTTGGATCGGCGCTAAACGATCCAGATGAACGACCAAGGCTGTTGCTGCTACCTAAATATTTACCCAACGCGCTGCCAATATCACCGTATGTGGATTGACGGGCTTGTTGGCCCGCAATCAATGCGTTGCCTGTGTTCACGCCTTGGTTAGCCATTGCGCTGCCTGCGCTGGTGGCGTAGTTTTGACCCAAGTTGCCCATCGCATTTGCAGCAGTCGGCGCAAAACCAGTAACACCCGCAAGCGCATTTCGGCGCAAACTTTGGGTGTCGCGGAAGCGGTTGTATGCGTTGCTGTACTCTTGCGAACCCATTTCTTGGCCATAGCGGGCCGCAGCTTTCATGGAGGGGCCAGAAATTTGCCCACCTCGAATGGCGGCCTGACGATCCAATTGTTTTTGCCCCTCGGACAGCCGAAACGCATAACCAGGGTCAGCTTGATAATCGGCCATCGTAAAGCCGCGCACCAATTCACCACCTTGCCCAATGCCCGACAAATAGCCGGGAAGTGCGTTGACGCCTGCTTGATAAAAGGGTTGTTGTCGAGCAACGCCCTCCTCGTACATTCGACGCTGAAGATCAATCTGCGATTGAGCACCAGCGTTTGCAGCGTTTGCGGCACCTTGGGCGGTTTTGTTTGCGGAATAACCCTGCGCCAACGAACTGCCAATTGATGCGTAGGGTTGAAGGGTTTTTAAACTGTTCATGATTGAACCTGAATATGTACCGGCACCCGCAGCACCCGCGCCTCCAGCAGCGCCGCCACCCGACAATGTGCCAGCGGCCAAGGCTTCACCAGCACCAACTGCCGCACCGGGCGTTGCGGATGCAAGGTACGCAATTGGGTCGGCACTGGCGCTTGCTGCTGCAAGTTGGGCTTCGGTAAAAGTTGTGCCCGCAGCACCGGAGCCGGAGCCAAACATATTGGCAATACCTTCAGTCCCACCAAGAGCTTCTAAGCCGTAATAACCTGCAATCATGGGGAGGAGTACGTTGTATTCCTTAATAAACCCGCCACCGCCAGGGTCCATGCCCAGAACATCATCGGCAATCTTGTCACCCAGCACATCTCGGGCTACGTTGTATATGCCGCCACCGCCTGGGTCAAGCCCCAAGACATCATCAAAAATTTTACTGAAAAAGCCCATGCTATTCCCCTTAGGTCACTTCGCGGCCAGAAACCCGCATGTTGATGGCGGTAGCGGTTCCAGCAATTGTACTGATGAAGTCGCCGGGGTTCAAAACCTGCCCGACCAACTCAGGGAACGTGTAGACCTCGGACGGCTGAAGCGTCTTGGTCTTGGTAATCAAGTTGCTGTTGCCAGCGGAGCCTGCGTTGCCCACCAAGTTGACCGAGATCGTGGCAGCACTGGCGCTGTAATTGGTCGCAGTGAACTTGTCAATAATCGTGGTCACACCGTTGGCGGTGTACTGGGTTGTCTGGGTGTTTGCCACATCTTTCGATGGCACCAGATTTTTGACGATGACTGTCATTCGGGTTTCTCCTTATTCCAATTCCAACGAGTTGTTGGAGTCGTATTTCGTCATTATCCAACTTGTGCCGTCAGAAACCAAGGTGGCGTTTGCACCGGCAACTGCTTGCAGGATCGCAGTACCCGCAGACCCACCGGCCAGCGGCACCACATTACTCGAAGCTGACACAAGGGTCTGGGCTTGGTAGTTCTGAAAGTTCAACACTCGGCCAGTGCTGGTCGAGGGGGTTGGCAGCGTCACTGTGCACGACGAACCCGACTTGTTGTTGATCAGCCATGTTTCACCAGCGGCCACTGTGAAGTCGGCGGTTTTGGTAACTGGTGCGGACAGCAGCGAATTGATGGCGACATTGATGGCCGCAACGTCAACAACTGGCTGCACCTCCAACGCTTGAATCTGTTTCTGCATCTCGGCCATTTGCGACACCAGATCGCTAGGGCTTGGTTGCGTCTGCACTTCCTGCGTCAGCGTCTGAAGCAGTGCATCATAGCTGGCGATCAGCGACTCAGCACTGGGGCCGACAACTGGATCGTCAACAACGGCGTTTGCCACGTTGTTCAGCGACAAGAAGAACAAGTACCACGCCCTGTTAACCAACCCCGTGGCAGGGTCAACCAGCGGCACCCGTGGGGGTGTGATGATGGGGTTAAGCATTGGTCGGACTCAGCATCAGTTCAGCGCCCATGATGGCGATCTTCACGGGGTCGGTGCCCGACACCTCGTAGACGCGATCACGCAGCTTCAGGGTCATGCCCAGTCTGCGCCAGATGGCACGGCGATAGTACTCGCCGATCTTGCCGATGCTGACCCAGTGCTCGTTCGAGTACGTGTGCCCACCATCGTCGGACCAGCGCAGCATGACCTGTGGGTCGTAACCGGGTGCAGCAGGGTAACCAATGGTTGACAGCATCATGGGCGGCACAAACGGCACAGGGTAGGCGGCTGCATCAACCAGCGGCTCAAAACCATCGCCTGCCTCAGTGGTCAGCACTTCGCCCGTTTCAGCAGTGATTTCGTTTTGCACGTACTCGGCAATCAAGATGTTGCCGTCTTCAGCCGTTAATTCTTCCGCATCGTAAGCAGGGAACAAGTTCAGGCCAACACCTGTTTCGCAGTCTAGTTGCAAGCTGTGCTGCGCGGTGCGCTTCAAGTTGTTCTGGCCGGTGGGCAGTGCTCTCCACGAGCGCAGCCACTTCTGAATTTGCCCGTTGTCCGAGTAATCTTCTAAGTCAAATGAGTAAATGTTGCCATTCTCGAAGTCGCCCACAACGATCTTGTTGTTGAACGACATCTGACAGTTGCTGCGGTGGCGGGTAAAGTCGCCGTTGGCAAACCCTGCCCTCTCGTGCCATACCTGGGTGGCAGCATCGTACACCCATGTGGTGTTGGCCGTGGGAAAGATCAGCACGTAGAAGTTGTGGCCGTCTTGCTGGTAGGTGTAGGCAACGGCGTCTGTCAGGTCAGAGTACTGCTGGATCTGCCACTCGACAGCATGGGTCGAGATGCGCTGGCCTGCGTAGCCATTGGCTCGGTAGACAATGCCCTGACCACGGCGGTCACGGCCAAGCCAAAACAGGCTGTTGTCCATCTTGGCGATGGAGTAGGGGGCAGCGCAGCCCAACTCGTTGAACGCGCCAGGAATGCGCTCAAGAGGGAAGTCCAGCGCAGCGGTGTCAGACCAGACCTCAATCGAGTTGGTTCCAAAGGCCCATACTTCGCGGAAGTTGGCAACCACGGCCACCAAGCCGTCAGGGGAGGCTGCGGTTTGCTGGAACTCCAGCGGGTCAATGGACGTGCCGTCCAGAAAAGCCGTGACCCACATCTTCTGGCTGTTCGGTTCGTTGAACACGAAATAGCCATCCAAATAGGCCACGGTCACCGCGCCGGGAAAGTCGGGGTCAGCGATTGGACCAAATGCGTTTGTGGTGGCGTTGTAGATGAAGCTGGGGCCGTTGCAGGCGATGAACAACTGGGTGCCGTTGTCGGCCATGCTGACAGGGCCAGTGCCGCTGACGTTGCCGATCAACGTGGCAGCGTAGACGTTGTCGATCTTGAACAACTGGGTGCCCGACACCACGAAGCCTGTGCCATCGTTTGACGAGAACGCCCACAGGCCACGGATCGGGCCTGTGCCCACGGTAACCTCTAAGCGCAGGCCGGGGGCGCGGTTCAGAAACGCTGGCTCCTTGCCCGCCTCGGGCACGATCTCGGGAAACAGGTTGACCATACGAGCGTCCGCAGCGTTGACGCTGCGAGCTACGTAGGTGCTGCCTAGAATCGGGGTTTTCATTACGCTGCCACGCCCTTGATGACGGCAAAGTTAAACACTGGTGTTTCTGTTGTAGTGCCGCCGGTTGTGCGGAATGTCAGATTAAAACTGCCTGCTGCTACAGCCGTGACCATCAAGTCGTACAGGTCTGTGCCTGACTTTTGGTTCAAGATAATCACATCAGTTGCTGCCACAGTGCTGTTGGTAACGGTGAAGGTTGCCGCTGTTGCCGAACCTGCTGCGCTGAACAGCGTAATTGCACCAGTGGTCTTGTTTAGCGTCACACCTGTGGTTCGACTGGTGATCTGCGTAACTGCACCGCCAGCACCAGTGGCATAACCCACACCAGCCGTGCCAGAGGATGTGACCGCTGCGGTGACTGCAAGGCTTGTGCCTGTGGCTGCACCAATGTCAGGAGTGACCATGACCATGCTGGTGCTGGTGCAGGCGCTGATATTGCCGCTGGTCACTGTACCCAGCACAGGCGTGACCATCGTGGGGCTGGTAAACAACAGCGTCTTGGTAAGCTGCTTGGTGATGCCGCTTTGCACGATGGGCATAACGTCTGCTGCGTTGATGACTGTCGCAACGGGCAGTGCTGAAATGGCGATGGTGGTCATAATGGCTCCTAGAAATTGCCTGCGTAGATGTTGAAACGCTGACGATTGGACACCAATGCGTAGGGCATGGACATCACATCGTATGGGTTGTTAATGCGCTTGAGGTTGCGCTTGCTGGTCATGGCGATGCGCTGCACCTGTGGGCTTGGCTCCACGCCAAACTCGGGTGCGATCTCCATCGCCAAGTTGTAGGCAAACGCCCGCATGTAACCTGGGGGGAAGAACAACTCGGTTGCCAGCAAGGCAGGTTGCGTCAACTCTTGCACCGAGATAAAGTGCCACTCCAGCAACTGCGTGGGCCGGGGGTAGATGTACATCTCCACGTTGGGAAACGTGTTGTTGACAAAAATGACCTGCGGGAAGGTCGATGTTGAGGTCTTGACAGCGATGCCGTTGTACTGGTCCTGGTTGATGATTTTGATGCCATACGACACGCCACTGGGGGCGCGGAAGTAGGTGGCGTCATCAAGCTGGATTGGGCGGTTGCCCACAAAGTCACCAGAGGGGCCAAGGGTCTGTTTAATCTGGCCCACGGGCCAGTTAAACACTTGGTCTTGGGTGCAGAACACAGACAGACGCTCGGTGTTCCACGAGTCGATCATCTGGTTCATTGCAGTCAAGGCATCCTGACTGGTAGCCGCTGACGCCGTTTCACCTTCGGCAAGAATACCGAGCAGACGAAGCGCTCGGTTGATCTGGTCGCCAGCGGTATAAGCCATGTTATTTCCCTTCGGATTCGTCGCTTGCCGAAGTCAAAAAGGATGGGACTTCGTTGGGCTGTTCGACAGGTTGATCGGTCACTTTGCGAGTGTACTTGCGCTTTGGCGCTTCGACTACCGGCTCGGGTGCCACCTTGACGGGCGTATCAGGATTGTACCGTGTCCAGCCGTTTTTTTCATCATTGTCGATCTCAGCTTGATCGATGGCAACTTTGGCACCAAACTCAGGGTGTACGAGGGTTACGTTCATTTGAATCTCCGTGTGAAAACGGGGCCGAAGCCCCGTTTTACCAGTTGCTCAAAAATTAAGCAACGCGATAGATTGAGTACGCTGCGTCACCTGTTTTGCGGAAACGGAACGTACCAGATGTGTTGCTGGTTTTGGTCAGCGAATCTTGGATTGTGTCGTTACCAATAAGGGTGTTGCCCGTGCCAGCGGTGAAGACCACATCGTTTGCTGCATTGTCACCAATGTTGATGAAAGAGCAGTCAAATGTTGAGCCAACTTTAAGGCTAGAGAATGCAGCGTCAAGCAGTGCACCTGTTGGGAACACGTAAGCGCCTGCGTCTGTGCCGCCTGAGTCCATAGTACACACACCAGCAGCCAAATTGTCTGCTGTGATGGTGACAGCCGCGCCAGTCAATGCAACGGGTGCGCTGGTGTTGGAAAAACTGATTTCGCCAAGATTGCCGTCACCAACTTGGTAACCGCTTGCGCCATTAGGGAGTGCCATGATAATTTCCTTTTAAAGTGGTTTGAAAGCAGGGGCCGAAGCCCCCGGTTCGATTTAGCCGAAGATGCGGCAAGCCATTTGTGGACGGATGGTGTTGAAGCCATACAACACGTCAACACGGCAAGGCATACGGTCGTTGTTGATGTCGTACTGACGAACAACACGCAGGCTGATACCGTTGTGCACGGCACGGCTTGCCATGTCAACGCCTTGTGGCAGCAACAGGTCGGCGGTAGCAAATGCGATGGCATCCTTGTGGTACACCAAGTTCTGGGGGAACGAGCCACTAGCAGCACCAACAAAGATGACAGCTTTGCCGGTCAAAGGCAGGCTGACCATGCTACACAGAGCGTTGCTGGACGAGTACATCGGGGCAACAGTCACAGTGGCGGTGGTAGTGCTGGTCGATGAGGCCAAAGCCACGAACTGGAACAACGAACCTGTGGACTCACGAGTCTGTGGGTTGGCTGCAAAGCAGTCAGCGATTGTGAACACGTCACCGGGGGTGATGGTTTCACCAGAACCGACAGTCAATGTCAGAGTGGTTGCGCCTTCAGCAGTCACGCTCGCACCAGTGGTGTTGCCAGTAGCAGCACGGGTGCCGCAAGTGTGGACCTTGATCGACTGGCTCATGTTGACTTCTTCGTAACCCAACACTTGCTCACCCATCATGCCGTTCTTGAACTGGCGCGAGATGACATCTGTGGGGTTGAAGAAACCAGACAGACCGTTCACCAAGGCAGCGTTAGCGGCAGGGTTCACGGTAGCGTAGCGAGGCGACATGGTGGCGGCGTTCTCGTTCAGCTTCTGCTGGGCTTGCAACAGCACCAAGGCGGTCGATGGGGCATTGCCGGGGGAGCCGACAGAGTTACCAACCAGCTTGTATGCGTTGGCAACGTCAGCGTCCACGGTAGAGGCCAACTGGCTGATACGTGGCTTCAAGACACGCTCTGCGAAGTCGTCCATCTGCATGGTCAATTCAGCGGATGTGAAGTTGATGCCGATGTGCTTTTGGCTGGAGACAGTCAAAGTGGTGAACTGTTCGTTGTCGTCCTGAACTTGCAGGGCGGCACCGTCAGTGACCAGAGCGCGGTCGGGCAAACGGATACGCAGTGTAGAACCGATCTTGGCACCTGAGACAGCGAAGCTGTCGTCGTACTGACGGTTCACGTTGCGGGTGATCACCAAGTTGTTCTCAAGGATTTCGAGAGACTTGCGGGTGATCATGTCAATGGTAAGAATCGAATTGCTCATGATGATGATTTCCTATTTAGCGGTTGCGGGTTGCCCGTGCTTTGTCGATTTGTCTTTGGCGCTCGGCAGCAATCCAGTCCGATACATTCAGTGTCTTGGTAGACCGAGGATCGGTGGTGTCAGTGACACCAGGGTTGCTTGCTCGTGCGGTTACCGGACGAATCGGGTCAGGCGCGGACGATGTTTTCTTTTGGAAAGGCTCGGCAGATATTTTAGCTTCGACTTTTCCAATCTCACGCGCTTGCAACAGTGGCGACAAGCGAGAAATGCGTTCAGCTTCCTTGGGGTTGCTGCCCAGCCAGTAGGCCAGGTCGGGTCCAAGGTCAGACGCTTTGATGGTTTCGGCCATCACATCGGTGACGCGAAGGTTCGGGTTATACGCAACTTGGTCAAAGTCATCGTATTTAGACCGGGCCTCCTCCTCACGCTCTGCAAAGGTTTCTTCAATCTCAGCGCGTTGTTTCTGGATCTCCCGATGTTGGACCAGCTTTTCAGCTTCGGCACGGATGAAATCACCGTATGCCTGTGGACTGTCAAATTGATCTGCTGTCGGAATATCCGTTGGCATTGCTGGCACGGGTGCCTGCTTTGCCTGCTGCTCACGTTCCCATTTGCGCTGTTCTCTTGCGAGGCGCTTGCCAATCATCGCGTCGATTTCAGCCTGCGAGTACTTTTTTTCCTCTTGGGTGCCACCGTCTTGATTCTCAGCTACTACCGGCGCATTTTGTGCATTGTCCGTGGTGGCCGTCACCTCGGGTGCTTGCGCGGAGTCAACTTCCGCTAAGGCTTGGACTTCATCAGTCATGTTTCAACTCTTTAGAGTTCCCGGTGAACCTCACCGGTAAGGGTGTGTCACTATTATGCGACAGATTCTTTAGTTTGTGCAGCTTTGTAGGCTGCAATCACGTCAGCAGTGTGCATGGCAGCACAGATGGCCTGCACACGGGCATCCTCGGCGCTGTAATCGTTGCCGGGGGAAACAACGTGGCGGTGAAACTTGCTGCTGATTTCAACGCCGTTTTCCATGATAGTTGTCTTGGTGCGTACTTGGACGACACCTAATTCAATGACCTCGATGCGGTCAACAATTTCAATTTTTTCTAATGCCATTTTGATTTCCAATCAAAACCAAGAATCCGGTCTACTGGACCGGTACAGTTCTCAGATTATGCGCTAAGAAGGCGCTTGTTAAGATTTATCTTTTATGGTAAATACTGACCACTAAGCCATGTGTATTGAGTAGCGGCTCCAAAAACGTCCACGTTTTTAGCCGCGCCAGATACATTAGCCCGTAAATCTACCGTGTCGCCTTCAAAAAGCAACAACTCAGCAGACCCTGCTTCAGAGTAATTGCCGCCTGCTGGTGTGGATGCAGCGTATGGATTTGAAACAGTTGCTAACGAAGCAATAGTGCTACCACTTCGCAATTGAACAATCGTGGTGTCTTGTCGCGTGTGGCCTACGGCTAGATCACTGTAAAGAACACACCATGTGAACAAATAGCGGCCTGCACATTTGGCTGTAAATGTATCAACGCTGAAAGACCCGGCAGAGTCAAAAATTTCCGAGTCAAATTCAACTTTGTATGTGGTTCCATCACCAGTCACGTTAAGCGCAGGCGTTGTTCTAACAGCCATGAATGAATCGGTGACGTTAGAGACAATTCTGAAGAAAGTCGATGCGTTGGTAATGGCGGTTGACTGAATATTGGCTGCGCCAAGTACGCCAGTGTTGTTTACGTCCAATACGCCAATGCGACCATTGAGGGTCACGTTCATGTTGTTAGAGCCGCCAATAATTAAATTACCGTTCAAAATCAAACCATTAAGAATGATGTTGTCCGAGTCTCCGGCAATTGTCATGCCCGCTGTGCCAGTACCGCTTCCAGCGTCAATTTGCAAATACTCGCTGACAACGTGAACTGCTTGATTCAGGTAAATGTACTCATTATTTACTGAGCAATCGGCCACACGAAGTTTGTCGATTTTAATAGAGCGAACGCCTTTGCTGCCCGGTGTATTTGCTGCGGTGCCGTCTACATGAAAACCACGGGACCAAATTCCACCGTTTCCTTTCCAAACAAGTACGTTTTCTACCGTAAATTCACCGGGGCGCAAGTTATCGCTTATGGCAAGAAGTTTGATTGCATCGCCGCCAGAATAGCCTGCAAATTTGACGCATTGAAAGTTAAAAATGCCCCCACCAACACCTCGGGCTGTGGCCGGATTGGCACCATTCCAAAGAAGCATGTCGCCGCTGTTTGCCTTGTGGACAAACACTGCGCCTTGCACCACTTGAGCGCCCATTGCACCGTAACCAATCAAGCGAATTCCACTGGTCAGCGTGATAGTGCTAGTGATGACGTACTCGCCAACAGGAAAATGAATTTCATTAGCGCGATTTGCTTCAGCAGCATTGACTGCCGCTTGAATTGCTGTTGTGTCATCTGTAACACCGTCACCAACAGCGCCAAAATCAATCACGTTGATTGGGGCACCCTCAATCATGGAGTACGAAATTTTTGTCAGTGCCATATTTGCCTCACGCAGTAATGTAAGTTATTGTTCCGGCCAGTAAATTCTGCGCCGCAGTTACGTTGAAATCTGTTGCGTTGAGGGGCGTCTGAGAGGAACTGTTTGTCGCCTGTTTGTATATAGTTATGGCAGAAGAATTTTGTGTAACGCCAATCTTAAAATTGGGCATATCTGTTGCAAATCTTCGCACTTCCAAAATTGAACCACCGGAAATATTAACTGATAAGTTTGCCGACGCAAAAGGAAGGCCAGAAATTGTTGCATTACCAATTGGCAAGGAAACTGAGTCAGTGTAAATGTAAAAATTTACCGTAACCAATCTACCAATTTTGGTGTAGAAACCAGTGTTGTTGGTAGACGGGGCAGAACCACCGCCAGAAAATGCGTAATTAGGCGTCCAAACACCTTCTTCATAGTCGTTCAGCAACTCGCTTGTGCCTGTGCCCGATGTGGCAGAAAAGTCGATGCCTTTGCCCGATGTGCCGATGACTAGGTTGCCGTTGTCAATCCGAATATCGCCGCCAACAACATCCAATTTTGCTGTTGGGCCAACTGTTCCCACACCAACACGGCTGTTTGTTGCATCTGTGCAGAAAAGGTTAGCGTCTGTATCACCTTCAATCCGCACGTTAAATACTGCGCCGATTTCGTTAATCACAAGATTGGTCGTGCCAATAATCATCTTTTCTGTCAACGCGCCGCCAGTTGCGGTTTCAAAGTGAAGTTGCCCCTGTTCAGCGCCAGAGGTTGGGCTGAGAATAGATGCGTGAATTACACCGTAGGCTTGTTTGTTACCTGCCGAATCTTCACCATTAAATTCAATCTCGCCAATAGTGTCATTAGCCGCTGGACTTGCTGAGTCTCTGTACAAATCAAGTAATGGGGCTGCTGCTGCACCAGCATCGGTTGATGTCAGGGTCATACCCAAAGCATCAAAAGATCGGCCAGCAGTCAAATTTGCAACGCTGACTTGTTTGGTTGCACTACTTTGAACAATTGGCAGCACCTCAGTGCCAGCAAGCGGGGTAGTTGACGCTGGGAGTGCTGAAATTTTAGTATCTGCCATGATTGTTCCTTAAACGTAGTTGACTTCGATTGATGAAGTAACTGGAGGTGCTTCTGAAAATGTGATAACAGCGCCAGCAACACTGTACGTGTTCTTTTGCTGGTACACGCCGTTGATGTACACATTGGTGGAGTTTTCACTTGCGGGTGCGCTTGCCAGCGTGAATGCAACAGTGGAACCATTGCCTGTGAAGTTGGCAATGATTGCAGTGGCGTTGAAACTGCTGCCAACGTTGTCATACGTGGCAATCAGAACGCCTGTGCTGGTTTCAAGTACAAACTTGTACAGCCGCAATTGAACCCAAATCTCGCCGCCGCTAGGCACCCGGCCAGCAGCATTTAGCACGATAGGGTTGGTGTGGGCGGTGTTGCCAGACGACGAGGTGTACGAAGCCAACGGCGTAGTTGTGCCAGCCTCGTAGGTGTAAATTTTGCCGCCAGTCAGCACATTGCCGCTGTTGTCAAAAAACTGGGCACCAACGCCGCCAAAGACTGAAAGCGATACAGCGGGCATGTGTTACTCCAAAAGAATCAGACCACCGTCCTCTTGCACGAGGTTGTCGCCGTCTTCAGCTAAAAGGTTGCTTTGTGCCTGTTCGCTGTTGCGACCACCAAACAGCGTGATGATGCCACCCAGTCCAATGCCAACAGCGTTGCGAACAGCCAGGAAGCTCATTTTGTGTTCATCGGTTTGCAGTACACCACGCCAGCAGACGAGATCTGGATGGCACTGACTCGCCACAGACCGCTGGTGCTGATTGCCACCTTGAACGGGATGGGTGTGAATGCGGGGATCGGTGTGCTGGCAGTTGTTGCCACCGCACCTTCACCAACTTCGACATAGCAAGGTTCTGTGGACCAGACCATGACACCTTCAGGACCAGCGGGCCAGCCAGCAGTGTTGGCTGCGCTTCCTGTGAAAGAGGCGGTTTGAGCCGGGAAATTGGCTTTGGTAAGGGGATTGAGAAGTTCCATGACGGTTCCTTTATGCCAAGAATTTTAACTTGTACAGGGTGGACAGGTAAAGCCCAACGATTTCATCAATGATGTTCTGAATCGGGGTGTCGGTTTTGCTCACCACCTCGTACCGCATATCCTCGATGTCTTTGAGGGACTGCTCCAAAAACTCAATGATGTTCGTGGTTTTCTTGGCACTCATCAAGCTGATAGGCCCAATTAGACCATGACGGCCTTGATACGCCTCGGCAAACTTGTCGGCCAAGTCAATCACCTCATCATAGAACGTGTTCAGCGCCATGTGTTTGGAAAAGCTGCGGGTGTTCAAGTGAACCGAGTGGGCCACGTCACGGGCCAGGAACAATTCGCCTACAAAATCAGCGCATTTCATTTATCTCTCCTTGGGGTGGCATCATCTCAGGCTGCATTTCTGGCATCTGACGCTGCTCATTCATCATGACCATATTGTCGTTGCTTTCCATCGCAGCCGCCACAACACCCATAGCAATGTCTTGAATCTGCTGCTCACTCATGCCAGCTTGCACGGCGCTGATACGCTTAGTCTCAGCATCAAATGCTTTGATCTGGTTGGCCTGTTCCTTGATCTCTAAGTCACGGACTTCCATGCTCTTGTTGACGTTTTGCAACATTTGGAACATGTTCTCCATCTCAGCCTGCATGGCCTGCATCTGCTGGTTGGCAGCAGCCAAAGCTGGATCGTCATCATCGGCCAGCACTTTGGGGTCGATGGTCTTTTTGAACCGCTTGGCAAGGTCTTGGGCACCGGGCCAGTCCATGTTCTTGACAAACAGATCGCCAGCAACTTGCCACAACTGTGGGTTGCCTTGCAGCAACTGAGCCATGCTCTCCAAAGCCTCTTGACGCTTGGTAGCGTAGCCGGGACCGGTAATCACGCGCACATCGTACTTGCCAACGCCGGGGTTGTAGATCTTCTCGATCAACACGCCTTCTTGGTCCACGATGCGCTTGACCGGCTCTTGCTGCCCTGGGTTCATCTTGACGGTCGATGGCTCACCATCTTCGCCAATGATGCGGGCGATGCGCTCGGTGTCGTAAATCTTGGGGATCAGGTCCACGAGTTGACGGCCAATGTGACGGATCGCACGGGCCAAGTTGTCAACGTAGTGGTAGGTGCCAATGTCGCCCTCACGCTGACGCGCAAGAATGGCTTTACCCGAACGCTCGTTGCTGGTCATGCCCAGCGATGCGTTGTACTGGCCGGTGGCCGACTTGATGTCCTCGGCAGCACCCGCCTTGGCTTGCAGCAGGCCGCTGGAGGCCATCGGAGGCTGTGCCCGCTGGGGTAGTGGCAACACAGCGCCTTGGCCGTCTGTAACGTCTGGATTGACCTCAAGGTAAGGCCAGTTGTTTGTGTTGGCAGTCTTCCACTGCTGCTCGAAGCCTTCAAACTGACCGCCGTACCCGATGAACGGGGCTTTGGGGGCCAGCGCCAGCATCTCAGCTTCCTGCGACACCCAGTAGTTGTACATGCGCTGGGCATCCTTGGCGTTGCGCACCAAGCCCGACACGTACATCTGGCCGTCAACCTCAAACTCGTTACCGACCACGCGCACCACGGGGATGTAGGAGCCAGCCCAATCGCGTTCTTCAAGGATGTCGTAGCCGTTGATCTTGCACCACTTGACCTTTTTGCGGTCAGCTTCGCGGGTGCGGATCGGCTTGCCGAACATCTCACGCAGCATCTTGTCCTCGGGCGTACCGCTAAACGCAGTCTGGTTACCGGGGTACAGGTT